ATCTCGTCAATGAAGAGAAGAACAGCGCCCTGATAGTTTGAGTCAGGGTAGTCTTCGGGTACACCGTAGCGTGTGCGGTATGTACCGTCGTCCATTTCTACAACCTTGAGACCACCACGTACGTCGATGGGGTCGAACAGGTTGGCACGAAGCTCGTACATCTTTGCGTCCATTGACTCGCCGAACTGATAAGCGATGTCAGATTTACCGACGCCGGGTGGACCCCAGATCATCGATGGAACGTCAGCGAGTGCGTTGGCACGTAACTCGTTGACTAGGTCGGAGGGGCGGATAGCTCTATTTTGCATTGTTACCTCGATTGGCTAATGAGTTGAGAAAAACTGCGTAAAGTTCGAGAGGGTGCGCAGCGTCAATTTGTTTCTGTCGCTCCTCTTCGTACTCCTTGTCTTCGGCTTCGGGGTCGTAGTTGGACTTGTAGACACCTTCGCTCTCGACATAGTCGGAGTAGTCGTTGTATGGATCGTCGGTTATGGAACAGGGTTCACGTCCTATCATGGGTTATATACCTCCAGTGTTAATTTGAGTCCGAGACCAGCACGAAGTCGTTCGATTGAATCTCTAGCTGATTCGACTACGTCTGGATCTGATTGGTTAGCACAGTCAATGATCACGCTGCGTTGTACATCGATGAGGTTATCTACTGCGACCTGTAAGAAGTTAAGTTCAAGGGGTGATAGCAAAAGGTTTACGACAATGTCTCCGTTGCTCATGATTCGCCTCCTGTAATCAATTGTTCAGTAAGCTCTGTTGGCGTTGCTTCTCGAATTACTACTGCGTTGTATAAAGCAGCTCCAGTTTCTGCTTCTGCTCTATCGGTAGCTTCTATCCAGAAAAGTTCGTCGTGTTCTTGGCAGAGGTACCAGTTCATGGCTGTATACCTCGCATTGTTTGTGCACGTGCAAGTACTGCAATGCATTGGGTTAGTTCTACAGGGTCGACTGGCACGACGACGTTGGCGTCGCCTGTCTCACTGACCTTGAGGTAGTGGTACTGGATGTACCGGATCAAGGTGAGCAGGACATCGTGCTCAGTTTTGATGGATCGTGATTCGTGGTTCATGATTCGTCCTCGCTTAGGTCTACGTCTATGCCTATCTCCCAGATAGTGGCGGTGGTTTCTGGGTCTAAGACGATTTGACGAGCTTTGCGAGCAGCGTCATGAGGTGATTCAGCATTGATTTCAATACGCCATGTGGCTATGTATACACGGTTCATGATTCGTCCCCATCGTTGTAGATGCGTAAAAGCGCTCGATTAAGTCGGACTTGCATTGAGTTCAAGTTCTCAATCATGTGCCAGAGCAAATGGTTGGTGCCTACATCTTCAGGCCACCAAGTTGTGAGTTCTTCGATGCGTTCTTTGACTGCTTCGATGTCTCTGACTATCTCTCTGGTTTCTTGTTTAGTGTCCATTACCTATCTCCTTTCTCTGCATGGGCTATGGTTTGTCGCTCGGCTTGCAGTTCATCCGAGCAGTGGTGGCAGATGTGGTCGTCGTATTCTTCGTCCCACACAATTGAGTTCTCCCGCCAGTAACGCTGGTCACAGGCGGGGCAGTCGAAGGGGTACTCCATCATTTGGCCCCCGGTGGGACAGTGGTCCAGCCAAACTTGCGGTAGGGGAACGAGTCGGTCTTGATGATGCCGAACTTCTCGTAGCCCATAGTCTTCTTGGCGATGAACAAGAAGACAGAGATGATGCAGCCAGCCACGAGGCCGGTCATCATGCCTGCAAAAGTGCCAGCGAACAGGACGCACAGTAGAACTGTTGCACTGATGTCGATGGCGATGTCATGTTGCAAGACTTTGCGGAACGGGAACTTGAGTAGTAAGAAAATGATGCCGCACGCTGCGATAAGACCTGTAAGTAACATAGAAAATACTCCGTGGATTGTGGTTCGTGGTTTAGTAATGCACTCAAAGAACACACGGGCGGTTATTCTCACGACGTGATCAAGATCGCTACCGTCCCTACGGGTATGAGCCCGCCCCGTGTGTCAGGTCACCATGCCTGCACCGGTTCGCGCCCGTGTGTTTTTTGAGTGCATCACAAAAATGGTTTCTCTCTCCGGCACACTGCATCCCGGATATGGACCGGCACACTGTCTCCCGGTGCTCCACCCCACGGCACGGTGCGCGGGGGTTGCGGAAATAAAAAAGCCCACCGAAGTGGGCTAAGGACTGCGATGGGCAGGGTTACGCGGCTTGGCGGGCTGCACGGCGGGCGGCAATGCGTTCCGCGATGGTGGCAGCTTGCTGGGTGCGTAGTTTCTCGGCGACGGCGTCCATGTGTGTGAAGGCTTCGTCGAATGAGGTGCATTTGGTGACTGTGATCCAATCTCCATTAGGCTGTACCTCGTCCTCTGTAAAGTAGTACAAAGGTTCCATGTAGCCATCGTCATCTAAACAGGCGAGAAGGTTAGACTGAATAGCGAAGAGGGCATTGAAGTCATCGTCAACAACTTGCGAGAGATTGTCGTTGGTGATGGATACACCGGTGTCGTCGACTGATTGCTCAGCTGGATCGGAACCCCATACAACAGAAGGCTTGTTGTTAGCATTGAACAGCTTGCGTGCGTTCCAACAAACTTTGTTCATGACTTGCTGAAGGTGGCCAACTATTGCCATAGGTGCGAATACCTCAGTCTCAGCGGCTATGATGATAGCGTCCTCGAACATTTGCTCGAAGGATTCTAGGTCGTCGCCGTCGTTGAGTTTGTCAAGGAACTTAGCGATGTCGCCTTTGTAACCACGGTAGGCAGTAGTGGCTTGGAATGCGTCGAAGATAAAAGTGTTAGACATTGTCAGTCTCCTCAGTAGATTGTAGTTGCTCCAAAATGTAAGCAGGGTCAAGAGTCATAAAGGACTCAGTTGGTAGTGATTCAAACAGGCTGATGTAACAGTCTTGTTCGAAGTTGAGTGGATGCTCTGCACGAGCGGTGTTGTCGTCGTATAGCATGTGACCTCCTAGCAGTGACCACGTGGTATGTCGTCGATGTCGTCCTCAATATCGAAGACGGCAAGGGTGATAAGACCAAGCATGATTTCGTTGGGGTTTTCTTTGATGAATTCCCAAGAGTCACGGGCTTTTTGCTTGAGCCAGCTGACACGTTCTGGAGTGGCGTGACGTTTGGCTTTGTTAAGAATGTTATCCATAGGCTGCTCCACAGTTGATGGATGATGAGCGGGATTGCTCGTAAATGACCCCGACTAACGAGCGAGGAACGAGTGAGTCAAGGGCTGTGAACCGTGATTCGTGGTCCGTGTGACACCTCGTGTGACGCTCGTGTGACGCATGTGTGACACCAAGCGGAGTCGTGTAAGTCATTGATAAACAAAGACAAATACAGTTGGTGTGACAGGTGTGACAGCAAAAACTAAAAAAGTTAAGTGAAAAAACAGAAACTATAAAAATAAGAAACTGTTTCTGTACTAAGTTAGCTGAGGTGTCACACACGTCACACGGGGTAAAAAGACCTGTAAAATGTCAAGTAAATCAAAGACATAAGTATGTGTGACACGTTAAGAAAAGTGGTGTCACACGCGTAAAGTGGTGTCACACGGCCTGTCAGAGGAATAGACGCTCGCCAATGGCAACACCAGCAAGGAAGAATGACTGTGCAATTAGGTACACGCCGAATGCTGCAGGGAAGAACCAACCAAAGAGCACGAACCCTAGAACAAGGATCACGAACCACTTATCTAAGACCATAGCCACTTAACCTCCTTACGTATCGCACGTTCAGTACGGCGGCGCGTTGCACCACGAAGCGGGGCACGTGAATCACGGTACACGGACCACAGGAACTCGACCCAGCCAACGATGGCGCAGGGTACAATTAACACCCAAAAGACAAACCAGATTGCGTCGATCATATTAAGCTCTCCTTTTCCCAATGCTGTAACAGCGACCAAGCTTCGTCCTCGGTCATGTAGTCTGAGTAACGGTCCCACGGTTCATAAGGCAGGAACGCGGGTTCGTTAAGCTCGGGTTTAATAACTGCACCAACGTAGTAGCCAGCAGCACTGGCCATTACGATGGGGCGTGAGATGCATCCGGCCTTGGTGGCCTCGACGCGATCGATGGTGTAGTTGCTAAACTTCATGCCGCTTGCTCCTTGACCTTGACCCATTCGGTGAGGGTGATGAGGTGCTTACCACCATTCTTGGACTGTGCGTCACGGAGTCGTTCCTTGAGCACAGGTAGTTGTGAGGCACGAACTGTGTGCTTGAGCCGATACACCTTCCCGCTCTTAGACAGCGCGTAGAGTGTGTCCAAGCCTTTCTTTCCAAGTGCGAACCGCTCAACTTCTATCTTGCGTTTAGCCATGTCATATCTCCTTTTGTTGATGACACAAGCGACCCCGACTACCGACGACGAAGGAGGAGGGTTACTGGCTAACAAGGTTCCAACTAGCGGATACAAAACAAGGTTCCAAGAGCGTGATCGGGGAAAGGGGCGTGATCTGGCGGGTAAGGGGAGATAGTGTGTGAGCGATTCGTAAATAAATTTTGCAAAAAAATTTCTGGGCTTTATTATTAGTACAACTAATGAGCGCGGGGGCACGCTCTTTGGGTACTAAGACTTGCAAAAACTGCAAGCGTGATCTGCCGACAGAGCAGTATGAGCAATACAAGAAAGGCGGCGCGCGTGGTATCTGCAATTCTTGCAAAGCTAGTTCGCGCAACCGAATGTATAGCGCTGGGTATGATCAGTACCTCAGGCGGCTGTGCTCCAAGCTAAAGTACTCCCGCAAAGAAACACACGAGTGGTGCCTAGAACCAGAAGACCTGATTGATATCTGGGAAGCGCAAGCCGGTAAATGCGCTATATCAGGCGTGAACATGACCCACCATATTGATGGTGGCGGGCACAAAGAGTTCAACGCCAGCATTGACCGCATCAATGCAGATCAAGGGTACACACCTCAAAACGTACAGCTGGTTGCATACCGCATAAATATTATGCGCCACACCCTCTCGATGGACATGTTTTGGTGGTGGGTTAAAAACATACACGACGTGTCTATTGATTAGACATATTAGTGACGCTAATATTCGCCTATGAGTATGGTTGAAATGCTTGCAATAGAGGGACTGGAGGACGCACTTCTAGGCACCGCTTACGTCGCAGGCGTTGAAGTTCTGGCTTACGACGCGTCGGTAGCCGAAGAGCTAGTGATGTTCATGGACCCTCCACACTTTTCGTTGCACGACTTCGTCGTCAACATCGGTTTGGACGGTTTAGGAGCTCGCGCACCGGTATTTATTTACCAAGACGAGGGTATGAGGGAACAGTTTGGAGAGAATGTCCGAAGAAGTATCCATTAGCGATACCAAAGACATGAGCCACACCGAGTTTCAATCCCACGTGCCATATATGGGGTTAGCCCTTGGTGAGTTAACTGTGCAGCAGGAAAAACTGGTGCTCATGATATCTAGCGGTATGACCATCTCTGCAGCTGGTCGCGCTGCTGGATACAAGAGCCCGCAGACTGCTTACGCCGCGTCGAAGCTACCGCAGGTGCAACAAGCACTGCAGTACTTCCGCGATCAGATGCGCGAAGAGGTGAAGTTCACCAAAACCAATGCGCACACGATGTACATGGAGGCGTACTCCGCATCCGCAACAGCGACGGAAATGAAGAACACTGTTGACTCGCTGGTCAAATTACATGGTTTGGGCATGCCCGATCAGGCTACCCAGATCAATATCAACCTCAATGCCACCGCCAAACAACTTGAGCGGCTGTCGGATGAGGAACTGTTGGAGATAGCTGGGAAGTCTGACACCTATTTGGAGCCTGCCGCGTCTTGAATGCAGAGATACCGAAACGCAAGTGCTTGCGCTGTAAGAACTTGCACCCCGAGACCTTGTACGCAGACGAGGTAAGCGGGCTGTGTGTCTATTGCAAAGCTGATGACGCTGAAGCGTTGCCCGCCCCAATTCCTGTCGAGGCCGAAGCGCAGGAAGAGGAGGCGTCACTTGAAGATAAGGCGAAAGCGGAACTTGCACTACGTTTCCTCACGAGAAAGCGACTTCTACCATTTGTGGAAAGATTCAACCCTGACTACTCAGCTGGCTGGGTTCATAAGGACATCTGTCGTCGGTTGGAGAAGTTCAGTCAAGACGTGGTGGACAAGAAAAGCCCCCGCCTTATGCTATTTATGCCGCCTCGGCACGGCAAAAGCACGTTGGCGTCGGTTGCGTTCCCGGCTTGGCATCTTGGCCGCAATCCTAGCCACGAATTTATTAGTTGCTCGTATTCGGGTTCGCTTGCTATGGGCTTCAGTCGAAAGGTACGACAGCTCCTCCGTGAGCCTACTTACAAAACTGCGTTTCAAACTCGACTCGATCCTGACAGCCAGTCTGCAGAAGCTTGGCTTACTACAAATGGCGGCGGTTACGTTGCAGCTGGTGTCGGAGGTGGTA